TGATTGGACTGGCCCAGAGATTGATATAGGGAACGGTTCTTCAATCTCCTGCGCGAAATGCGGAATGTTAGCTATAGAATATGACATGTTCTAATACAGGAAATGAAAAATGAACGAAAAAATACACGCCCTCATAAAAGATTTTGACTTCGAGAAAGTTCACAAGGCAATGCTGGCGGTCAATTGGCAGTGGAAAATCAATGGCGACGAAAATCGTGTGCCGACTGTTACGGAGTTACAAAACGAAGCGGTGCGACTGATGATGGATTCGCAAAAAAGTGGCGTGGCTCATAGAACAGGTGGCTTTAGAGCTTTCTGGGACAGAGAGGATAACGAGCTATATTTGGAGTTTTGTTTTGAATGGTCTCACTCATAACTTTGATTAACAACTTACCTAAAGGGTGATGCCACCCACCAAAGAGGGAATGAAATGGCCGCACCAATCACAGAAGAAGATAAGCCAGCCGTTGAAGCGATGCTTAAAAAGCTGGTGAGATTCAGGAAACGTGAACATGCTTATGGTAAAAAATACTATACAGAGCTATATGGCAATTAAAGGCTGGTGCGAATATCCAGATTAACCCCCTAACGAATGTACGGTAGGACAACAGTTTATGGGATGAAGCTGGCCGACCTTAAATACCAGTAGCTTGCTGGAATGGTCACAACAAAGGCCAGTGGATTCCCACACTATTAACAAACGAAGGTGATGTGATGCGAATCTTGCATTTAACGCTAAAGAAAAAGTGGTTTGATATGATCGCCAGCGGCGAGAAACGTGAAGAATATCGTGAGCTAAAACCTTATTGGCACAAAAGGCTGCAAGGTAAAAGCTATGATGTTATTCACTTTCGCAATGGCTACGCTAAAAATGCGCCGAATATGACCGTCGAATTGAGAGAGGTTCTATCTTCGCTCGGCATTGTTGAATGGGGCGCTCCAGAAGGCCAGCCAGTTTACATTTTAAGGCTCGGCAACATTCTACCCCCACCCCCAATAAGTAAGGAGGATTGATAATGGATAACGAACTATTGCCCTGCCCATTTTGTGGCTGTGAAAAAATAACAACTACGTTTGTCAGAGATGGCAGGCAAGTTTGTTGCACTGGTTGTGGCGGATCAATGGTTGCATTTCAGCCAAACGCCGAAGAAAGAGCAGTCAAAGCATGGAACCGTAGAGCCAACACACAGCACGAATCATAATGATTGAGTTAACGGGTTTATCCCGTTGAACGGCTTGTTATTTTTGAGTTGTAGGAGGCTTTATGATGTTTCGGATGAAACAAAAAGTAAGGATTAAACGAGACCAGAAAACTGACGGCAGGTTTAACGCTGGAACCATTATTGGTATTGCAATGGAGGAAGGCGGGGCATGGCTGGGGTACACCTCAGAAAAGGAGTTTCTAGCCCGATTCAACAGACCCACATATAAGGTTGCTTATGTTGATTGCGTGACTGAGCGAGCTTGCACCGAATGGTTTGATGAACCTGACTTAGAGAAAAAATAACAACGGGGTATACCGCCAATGACGGTATAAGTACCCGAGACTAATAGTGTGTTGCACTAATCATAACAACCAGCATGGGGGCGCATATGTCACAAGAATTTAGATGGTTTGATTCCAGCTACACAATAACTGTGAACGATGGCCGGTTTACTAAGAAGGTGTATGTTGCCCCTGTCTTGCAGTAAAAGTCAGGTGAATATCAAGATAGTTTAGGCAGTCACGATATTTGGACAGATGTGCCTACAGTTTATGAAGAAGAATAATAACAACTAACCAGAGGGATAGAGAAATGACGCTAATTTACTTAATAGTAATGTTTCATTTGCCAGTGTGGCGGTTTGGGTATAGAAACCACAAATACAGATTTAGTGATGCACACCCAAAATGGATGCGAAAAGCTGTGAGTATTCGCAATAAGTACCAGCGAGAAAATAAATTAATCGGTAGCTTTCACTGGGCGAAATTTGGGAGATTATATATCCGAGATAATTATTCGTTTCCAGATGCAAGCGCCTTTAAATATTCAAACAGCCATTTATTTGTGTGGCGAAAGTACCACTAACCCATAGGGTAAGCATAGCTAACTGTTATTTATGGAGGTGGGATTGTGGAACCAGTAGAGGTGCTTTTTATGTTGGGCCTATGCTCGGGGTTTATCCCCAATGATTACCAAATGTCGGTGAGGCTTTGCGCGATGGAACAGTCCGCCAAACAACGCGCCATGGTACTGCCTGACGGCTTAGAGTTTGACGACCTGAATATGAATATTATTGTTATCGGCCACTGACCGCGCTACGCAAGGCATCCGCGTACACACCAAGCACTCGTTTCTGCTCAGGGGATAACGGCATCGCAAGTCGATCCGTTTTCACCTGTAGTTTAGCGATAAAATAATTTGCTAGCATTTTGTCCTCGGGATACTTGGCCTTCTTGGCGACGTAGGTTTTCAGCGTTCCCTCAATCGCGCCATTAAGTGCGTCACCGCTTGCCAGTGTGTCCAGCGTGCTAGCCAAGCCTTCGATGTATGATTTCGATGTACCCGCTCGCAAAGCCTTGATTGTGGCGTAGGACGTGCCGAGTATCCGCTCAGGATCGAGGTTTTTGGTTGCGCCAGATACCTGAAGCTCTGCACGGCCATCCATAAACGGCGAAGGTATGCCCGCACATGCCGTTAAAAACAATACTAAAAGGATTGGTAGTAGTTTCATCATTTTGATTTTCCTCCATGGTTTTGTGTGTAGACGTACTTTTCCAATTCACGCAATTGATCTTGCGTGTCACGATACCATTCAGTAGCGACCACCTGACTTGACTTGATGTGTTCAATGTCTTTTTGAATTACCAGCGTGGTGGCCCAAACGGACATGCCCCCCGCCATTGCTGCGATAATGACTGACTCTATCAACCGAGCCGGGGATAGCGTGGGGTGGGTGCCAGCGGTTAAAAAGAAGGGTAGCCACTGTGTACCCTCGATCACTGCTTTGATTCTATCCACGCACTCCCCCTATGGTTTATAAGTCATAATTCTGCGTACATTAGTCCCACATGCAAAGTGAAACCACTTAATATCTGTTTCAAGCTCAGTGATAAATGGGAATAACTCAGGGTTATCCATTATCTCAAACCTGATACTAGCAGAGATACGGTCACGAAACGTCACATCTGCCGCCCTACCATACCGATGCTGGCTGTATTGTGACCCTATGGGGCTTTGTGAGGTGCGCAACCCCCTCCACTGAGCATTTCCGCCCCAGTGCCAGTTATTCACCGTCATAGGCCCGTATGCCTCTCTGAGAGCGTCCAGGGTAGTGATTAGCTTAGGGTCAAGTAGTCGCCATGCCTTAATACCTCTATCGTCATAGACGTGCTTAGGGACTAATTCTCGAATATCGAAGTGTTTAGCAGTAATCATGGCAAAATTACCCTTTACTATTTGTTAGATTGAGCTTAACTTAAATCATCACTAACGCATGGAGCGGAACCAATGTCTAAATATACCTTACTTTTATTGCTATTTCTCGTTAGCCCTGTGTCTGCGGGCGAATGGTCATCGACAGATACTTCTATTGAGGCTGCATGGCAAACCATTAATATTATTGATTGGGGGCAAACCCTCGATATTGCTGACAAATGCCGTAATAGCCCTATCCACGAAAGAAATCCATTATTAAGACGCTGCCCCTCTTTCTCTGATGTTAATAAACATTTCGTGCTTGGTTCATTACTTCACTATGGCGTTTCATATTCTTTACCCGGTAAATATAGAGCCGCTTTTCAATGGGTAACAATCGGCTATAGCGTTCATATTATTGATAGCAATGTGCAGCTTGGGTTAGATATGAAGTTTTAGTTATTGCGCCCCTACTTTCTCCCACTGTGGGGAATTTGCTGTAAAAATATAAAGTACCCCGGCGCTAGTTACCCATAATGCTCCAATGTTAGCTTCATGCGTTGGTGCTGATGATGATGCAGAAGGATCAATTAATAACGGACTTCTCATTGTAGAAATATAAATTCCACGCAACCCGTATCCATACGAAGATTGCCCCTGCACAGCGGCGGCTGAATTTGATACATTATAATTATTTTGTCCATGAACTCCTGCGCCAGAAGCAGCGTTTATACTGCCTTGCACACCAATACCGCCTGATGTTTGGGCGCTACCTATTACTCCGCGACCACTTGCATGATAAGTAATGCCTCTAATAGCAGCATTTCCAGACAGATTACTTCTGGAAAGAACCCCTATTTTCGTTGAACTCTGCGTTCCAAAATTACCAATTACGCTATCAGACCCAACCGTATTAATTCCGATAGTAGCCAGTTCTTCCACAACATTTGGGCTTTCTGTTTCATCTCTAACGCCATAAAAATGAATCTCATTATCATTGCTAGGGTTTATTTCTATCCTCTGTCCTGCCGATGAGGTTTTATAAACTAACTCACCAGAAACCTCATCAACCTCAGTCAATAAATTTCCATTGGAATCATAAGCGCATAAGCCATTATCTTTATTGAGAAGAATACCGCCATTAGAAGCCGGGTCAGCGTCAGTGCGGATATAGTTTCCTGTGGCTAATTCAACTCCACCCGCTGCATTGCTAACAGTAAAGTTCTCCTCCACAAACTCCTCTGAAATATCCCCCGTTAGGCTGACAGGGAAAGCCCTGAAGGTGTACTCAGTGCCATCCATTGCTATGACTGCGATGGTCTCAGGTTTAGCCGGGTAAGGTAATAGTTGGAGCTGTGCATCGTCCTCACTAGCCACCTTGTACCAGACATTAGAATGACTGTATGAGTTGTCAGATGGAGCCGCTACCGTGATATCAATAGTGGCTAAATTCTCTGCCGGTGTTTGTGGCGTATTGGCGTTCTCGGCAAAAGTAATACCCGTTCCGGTGTCTGCAATAACGCTAGCATCTGATGCGGGGGTGAGGTTATCGGGAACCCAATCGACTAGCAGGTTTGCGCGTGATACGTCGCGTCCTGATATACCAGTGTAAAAAGAATAAAGTGGATCAGGCTCACTGGCTGCATTGATAGGCGCGGGGGCTGGGTTTCCTAATACCGGAGTCGCGCCATTAACCGCTAAGAAATAATCTGATAGCGTTTCTGTGACTGTATTACCAATTAGGAATAAGTTGAGTAATCCAGCTTGACCGCCCGCACCACTGCCCGCAAATCCATCAGGAGTTCCGGCAGAATAAATAACACCCGCAGCGCCATCATCGCCGCTTAAGTCAATTTGTGAGCCACTAACCCCGCTCGCACCCTTACAGTAGATAGTTAGACTTGCGCCACCATCGCCACCATTGCTGCCTGTTTGCCTCGTTACGCCACCTGAAATAAAGTCGCCACCTTTGCCGCCACTGGTTCCCATGCCGTTAGTAGGTCTGCCTGTGATGCTTGTGCCGCCATTATTCACTAATACCGTTGTTGGTCGGACGTTATTTACGCCCTCAACTAAAGCTGATTCTGTGCTATTCCAGACAAAATATCTGCTTACAAGAAAGTGAGAACCAACTAACCCACCTCCGGCCTGACTATTACCAATTGCACCCGCTTGTCCTGTAGTGCCTCCGGTTAACCCAGCACCCTTACCATCAATCTTGCCTGAACTGTTAAACGTGACAAAACCATTAACGCGCAGCTCGATATTCTTTGTAATATTTAACTGAGCAGAGATATTTAAGTCTCCATCCCAATAATAAATACCGTTAGGCGATGCACTTGATAAGTCATCAGCACCCGTAATTGAGCTGGCCCCATCAATGGTACAGATCGTCCCAGGCGAACCACCTGAAATTGTGTTGGTAGTCACTGTGGATAAATCCACACCCTCAGAGGTAAACCATGCGTCTGCAATCGGTGACGAATCAGCGCCTAATACTAATGGCGTGGCTTTGTGTGAACTACCAAATACATCAGCCGTGATCGTTCCTGTGGTGTGATTAACAGAGACACGCTGAATTTCTACAGAAGCATCGAAGGTTTGATAGTTCCCGTCCTGATCCATAAATTGAGGGATATGATCAAGCTGAAGTCGCTTAACCTCACCTACTTTTACGTTTCTCTGTGTGTAGTCCAGTGTGACAGAGGCTTTAAATGGAGGCGATGAGTAACGATCACGCCAAGTATTAAACATTGACCCTAGAATATTATCAGTATGAATAGAGCCGTGAAGCCCTTTAGATTTTAATTGTAGTGTTTTGCTTGTACCCCACCGGGTTATTGAATCTGAATCCGTCAGGTTTAAGGCTCGCGTGAAATCTTCCTGCACAGAATCATAGTTCCAATCAATAGCGACATTATTGTGCATATCGTTGAGGTCATAACGGACATTATTAATGTTTAATACGTTGTCCTCATTCCATACGCCTGTGTGAGCAGCGTCCGATAATACGCCGGTCATTCTCTGTAACCCTATCTCACCCGTAGGCAGAATAGGGGTAAACGTACCCGTCCAAAAGAGCAATTCTTCTTCAATGAACTTCTTAGCGTTGGTCTTTTTCAGCCCATCAAAGCGTAGGATTACGCCTTTCGTATCGTCAGCAGCATCCCAAAGATCATCCGTGAACTGTGTGAATTTGCTTGTCGAAACCCAATCGGTAGAAATGCCTAATGAATGATGGCTTGGTATAGAACTAATCGGCGAGCTTCCAAACAAATTACCTGTGAGGATTGCATAGGCCATCTTGAGCGCAGGCAATTCATAATAGATATTCTCCTCAACCTTTGTTCGATTAGAAACCGCTTGGCTTGTATCTACATCATAAGCCGCTGGGAGCGTACCCAATACGCCGCGCCCCTTAGCATTAACAATTGTTTCACCCCCGCTAAAAGCCGAGGTAACGCCCGTCACGCCAGTTAAAACATGCTCAGGGGATGCGCTAATGCCTGTCCATTTGATCTCTGTAGGAGTCTCCGGGGAGCCTGACAGGATATAGCCAACTCCTGACGTGCTGAAATCGCTTGAATCAGTCACCGTTATTGCATTGTCACCTTTAGCTGCCGCACCATTTAGAGTGGTTTGAGCATTATCAACGGTGAAAGTATTGGCTGTCTTTGAGGTAAAGCGAATCTTTTCATCTTTGATTCTGATGTAACCAACTAAATCATTAGGAGCATCTGAATAACTCGCGCCATGCTGGATTAAATCAATATCAGTGGTGGAATTTACGTTGACCGTAATCCCTGTTTTTGACAGCGAGGAGGTAAGATTGGTCTTTTTTGGATCAAAGATATCCTCTAACTCGCTTCGCTGAATATCCCTGCCTGTGAATCTATAACCTTTACCATCATTGACAATGGAAATAGCATCATTGATCTGGCTTGTCTGCACTAAATCATAACCGCTAGACCATTCAGCGCCTTGCTCACCTATCCAGTGCTGAACACGTTTGGCCCGCAAACCTTCACCGACAGATTCAGGTGATGTTACTGGATATAATTTTGAATTAATTAATGCAGTGAGCGCCTGAGAGTCATCCAGAAACGTAAACGATACAGAGCCAATAGTAGCGTTAGCCCTGATTGGATTAAGCCCTTGTGAGTGCGTAGAGGCGTTAATAATATCGCCATAAAATACCGTAGGCTCAGGACTGCCGCCAATCACAATATCATCATGCGAACAGAAATAAGCTAAGTCAGTATTAGCATCGTCAAAAGAGATAACGTAGACGTGCCGAGGCTGGTAAGTCGCCATTAAACTTCCCTTAGCTTAATAGATGCCCGGAAATAATCAGTAAACGGCTCCTCTGCTTCTGAGGTTTGCGCGCCCAATCTTAACACTATGATTGGCTCATCTTCACTGGCAACCGTTCCATAAGGGTCATAGGTGAACTGCTCACTTCCCCTAGTAGAGTAAATAAACTCTCTGAACTGATGCAGATTAATATGATTAGTTGTTTCAGTCCTGTGCATTAACTTAGTGCCAATATTCCACTCATTATCATCCCTGTGGACAATGCTTTGCATCTTGCCTGATAAAGTAACAGAGTCTTTTTTGATGGTATTGGTGCTGCGATTCTTTGTGGTGGTTTTCAGGTCAATAGAATAGCTCTGACCTTCCTGAGTATAAGCAGCGTATTTATTGAAAAGGTGTTTTTCTTTGTCATAGATTGATTTGATTTGTGCGGCTGTTGGCGCGTAATCGAATGCGCGCCACAATGACTGTACGCCGTTCGTGTTCGGCAATGTGTTGTCAGTACGCAAACCAAAACGTAAAGTAGCGCCTGTATTTACAAGCGAACCCGCTGCATTAACCACCGCAGTTTTTACCGCAAACACACCATCGACATAAATATAATAAAACGAGTTATCGCTCAACACTGCTATGTGATGCGGCACCGAATCATCGTATGTGCTTGTGGTGGCCACGGCATCATTTGACAACGCAGCATCGTCGGAAATATAAAAGTTTATCGTGCCAGAAACGTAATAAACGAGGATTAATGGGCCAACCCAACCGCCCGAATATGATCCCCAACTTAAAATGTTTTCAACTAAAGTGTGGCTGCCTTGAATACTCCAACCCATATAACACCACTGCGTTGTGGCATCAAAATCTAAATCGGCGTTATAGGGTTGCTCTAATACGTTGAGAGGCTTAACCGACACATCATCGATATCGCCTTCAAAAGTTGATACTGCTGTAATGTATAAAAGCCCATCACCGGAAACGGTAAACCTTTCCGTGTACGTCCCGTTAGCATTGCGTGGTGTACCTTCGGACGTGCCGCCTGCGTAGGGTGTTAAGGTTCCAGCAACATATCCTGAAATGGTAAACGTGATAATCACCTCGTCACCTATGGTAAAAACTGAACCTTGTGTTAAGTTGCTGGCTGTACCCGGTGCTTTGTGCGCTTTTCCGGCCGTGGTGCTGTTGATATCCCAACCCGTACCTTTTGACCATGAAGCATCGGTAGTGAATCCACCATTAGTGACCAACTCGCCGCCCAACCCCGCCCCACTGTAGCCCATCAATTCCGCGCCCGTAGCAACGGCGGCTTTAGTGATTGAGCCGTAAACCCCTAGACCGTTGGCGGCGGTGGATAGGTCGGGGACGGCGAGGCGAATCCGCAAATTATCAACTGTACCGTTAAATGAGTTTGAGTAAGCATTCACCACACTTGCGCTTGTGGCTATGAATGTATGACTGTGTATGCCAACCGCTGATACTACCGTAATGTTTCCAGTGCCAGTATCGTAGGGCAAGTTAATCGTACCGCTTGTCGATGTTTTTATTTCTATTTCTGAAATGTAGCGTACACCGACAACCATCACGGTGCCGTTTGTATTTTGTAAAAAACCACTGCTTCCGTTTGACGTTGCGAGGCTTCCAGAAATACTCCAATTAGCTGCCGATCCAGACCAATCGCCCGCAGTATTAAATCCCGTATCGGAACACAACTCCGCACCAACCAAAGTTTCCGCCGTGGTGTCGGCCATCCACGCGCCCACCTCGTCACCAAGTAACGATAAGCCTCTAGTTGCTGTGTAGGTAATAGCAGCCATTATGCGCTAGCCGCCGCTAGTATCTCTTGAGCCTGTACCGAATCTCTGCGGATAATCACTTGTGAACCCTCGTTTAATCTCTCGCTTACTCTATCCATTAAATTATCCAAATCAGTCTCAGACTCACTGCCGCCACCAATGATAATAAACGTGGCTTGTCCTGTGTTTTGTTCGGCTTGCGTGTCTTGCTGGCTAGGAATGTTTGTTAAATCGCCAACACTGCCGCTAGTTGAGCTACTTGAAACACTACCCCCGCCACCGCTAAAGGATTGGGCCTGAATTGCATTAATATTAGCTTTTGTAGCAATTACAGCAGTAGCCGCAAACGCAGCACCAACCAAAGGCCCGCCGACCTTAGAGCCTGCGGCATACGCGCTTTGCACCGCTTCATATCCTTTGATAATTGCAGTTGCAATGGCCGCTTTTTTACCAATAGCAAATTCTTTCTTAGAGCCTGAGTTCATCAGGGTTGCAAGATTACCTAGAGCGCCTTTAGTAACATTTAGCTTGGCCTTTTCAGCGGCCTTTTCTAAACTAAGCTCCGTTTTAATTTGTTTTCTTTTTAATTTCTCACGCTCTTTATTGGTGTCAACGAGCAAAGTTAAAGATGGGTCTTTTTGGTCTCCCGTACCTGTTGGCGCAGCAGCAGCCTTAGCTTCTGCAACCTTCTGAGCCGCTGCCTGGACTTCTTCAACCCATAACTTGAGACCAGCAGAAGGCGGAGGAGCGGCCAGAGCCGCTTTAAATTCTAACTGCTTCTGAATTAGATTAGCAGCAACGCTTTCGCCAACAGCATCAATAGCTGTTAGAGCCTCTTTTGCGGTATCACTAAAGCGTGACAACCCTTTAAGCAATGCTTTGAACGGGGTGAGGATAAAATCTAGCAGCTTTACGATCACGTTAGCAGTAAAAGCAAAGGCAACCTCAAGCCCTTTAAATACAACCTTCAGTCCATTAAACACATCCAGCACAAAACCAACCGCCTTAACAATGCTGTTCATTCCATTGCCAATGAAATTGACCATGCCGCCTGATTCTTTAGCAGCATTCACAAACTTATCCCCCAGCGCCTCAAGTACAGGAGCTAAACTGATAGTGATTGAATTACCTAGACCCTTAACAACTCCTTTCATCCTTGTGAAAGTGTCGTTTGCTTCTTCCATCTTCGCAGCATCAACCCGCGTCAAAGCAATGCCTAATATCTTGGCCTCCTCAGCAACCTCCGCTAGACCCTTCTTGCCCAAAGCCAAAGTGTTGAGCAACGCAGTACCTCGACCACCAAAAATATCATAGGCAATCGCGGTCTTATCAGTTTGATTAGTGAGCTTATTAAGCGCCTCAGCAATGGATAAAAACTGCTGATCGGGAGATTGCTCTTTTAGCTTTTTGGTAGAAAGACCAAGTTTATCGAAGTGCTGGGAATAGGTCAGCAAGCCACGGTCAGCGTCAAATATCGCTTTCTGTTGCTTGGTTAATGCTTTGTTTAAAGTGGATTGAGCTACGCCGGTAAGCTCTGCCGCATGCTGTAACCCGGCCAGTGCTTCTGTGGTAATGCCTAGCTTATCAGCGGTCTTTGCGAGGGCATCGCCTGCCGCCAATGAGTTCTTCACCAGCAATCCAACACCAACCGCAGCGCCACCTGCGGCAAAGCCTACCCGCTTAAATGCCTTGGATACACTCTGTGATGCCCTTGTAGCCCGTCCAGCCCACCGCTTTATTTTGCGATTAGCCTTATCTAAATCTCTCTGTAGGCGGGTAGTCTCCGCCTCTAGTCTGATCTCAAGTTTTGTCAGGGCCATTCTTAACCGCCATCGCTGATAATGCCGCTAGTGTAGATTTAGTCTGCCTTTCTTTGCTCTTATCTTTAGCGCCCCAGATAAAATCAGAAGGCTCCAAAGCGGGCTTTCCTTTTGCCCTGTGATGATTAGCATACATTGAGGCTATTAACCCCGTATGCCAATTATCCCTTTCCTGACCAAAAGGCTCTAAGCGATAATAAACCATCCACTCAGTAAACTCACCCGACCCTAGCTCTGTTTCTAGCTGTCCTACCGTCTTGCCTAATGCTAGCGCAAGCCTAAACAGAAACAGTCGGCTAGGATCGTCGGTTAGTTTTTTTCAGCTTCGGCCTCTGCGTCATCATCAAGGCCGGAAACCTTCAACACTCCCTTAGCAATCGAATCGAAATAAGACCCAGGCAAATCCCCGATTTCATCAATAGAGGTATCAACAAAAGCCTCGCACCCCATACTGATAATATTCGCCTGAATCTCAATTGGATTCGTTTCTGAGTTATGAAGTTCAAAGAGCGTCTGCCGTTGTTTGGCTGAAAGTTCCCGAACTGTGATTTCCTCACCCTCTACTTTTAATACGCTCTCTTTAAATTTCATTATGTCACCACAATTGCACCAGTAATTTTAACGGCAAACTCGATCACATGCTTATCATCAAAGGAAGGTGTTACGTTCCATGATAAGCAAACAGCCGAGAATGTATAAGTAAAGACAGTATTAGGAGACACAGAAGCATCGGTTAATACAATCTGAAAAGTGCTAGTGGTTCCAGCCTCAACATCAGCAACCAAATCATCTTGATTATTGCCTGAAGTCTGCACCCGATTACACTCAATAGTAAGCTCAGAGCCATCGCCCAGGCCAGCAATATACTCACGCGCTGCGCTGTCGTGGCTAGTGGCATCAACCAAAGGATTAGTTGTACCTAGCCCAGATAGATTAATCACCTCCTCTATTGCTTCATAAATCTCCGGGGAACCGGAAATATTTAACCGTGATACGGCTAAACCGCCTGTGAATGCTGCTGTCATCGTCTTATCCCTCGCTATGCCAAATTGAGAATATTTGGGTTATACGGTAAGCCTCTACTGAATCCTCAAAAACAGTAATTGGCCCAGATGTGACAAACACCTGCATCACATTTATTCCCCCAAAAGAACCCGTTACATTCTTAAGGGCTGATCTTATAGCGTCACTTAATGTTAGCGCATCAGACGTATTCTTAGCCCATGCGTCTACCAAATAATCTGATCGTACAAAGCCGCTATTTCCGGTAAATGAATTGGCGAAGTTATGAGATTCAGCCTCATACGTCACTAGCTCATACGTCGGATCAGACGGCATTGCATTTCTAGGATAGACCCTATCCCCAACAATCGCCGTCAATGCTACATCAGCATCAAGAAAATTGTATAAATTAGCATCAATCATAGCGTTAGTTTCTTGATCTTGGCTTTCATTATATCAGAAAACCGCTTTTCGATACTTGATCGGTCGCTTATGAAGTTACCCGTAAACCAATTTCGTTTTTCAAACTTACCCGATACGCCTACATCATAAAACGCGCCGTAGAATGCTTCAGGCAGAATCTTGATCTTCGCTACAGCCTTGCCTTTCCTTGGAAAGAATCTTGATGAGCGTTTAATGCTTCTGCTCAGAAAGCCACCGCTGACTAATCGGCCTTTAAATGTCCTGTGAGCAGCGCCACCAATAGGTGCAGATGCCTTTATTTTCTTAAAGGTGGGCGTTAATGCGCCTGATGTGGCACTGCGGAGAATCTTTCTGCCAATGTTAGGCCCGAGCTTTCTCAGCTCTTTGGATAATTCATCTAAACCCT